TCTTGAGAATTGGCTTTTTCTTTGCCAATATCCATAATCCCTTTTTCAAATGCAGCCAATCTTTGAGCTGATGCTTCCCTCATTGCATCATATTCTTGATTCTTTTTGATGGCTGCATCAATGCCATCAGTCATCAATGTTTTGGCATTTTGTATTGTGTGCACAATTTCATCATAAATGCCACCAATCACAAATCCCACATTTGCACCAAGAATTGCAACTGTTTGAAATACTGTTGTTAATGTTGTTCCAAATAATGAACTTTCGCCTTTTAATTCTTTGAAATATTCAATGGTTTGTTTTAAGACTGGGCCAGTTGATTCAGCAAGAATTAATGTTGTATCCCGACTCATTTGGCCAAGCATTTTAAATGCAAGTGCTGCATCAGTAACCGCTTTGGCTTGTTGATCACTAACACCAGCACCTTCTTCAATTTGCTTATTCAATTCAACAAAATCAACACCTCGAGCCGCTTTGCCAAATAATTCCATGGCTTTGGCATTTCTGGTGATTGGGTCTTCAATCGATGCAATGCCCTGAACCAGTTTTGTGTATAAATCAGTGCTAGACATTGTGGCCAAATCTTTTAATGAGACATTGGCCATTGCAAATGCTTTTTGCGCTTTGGCAGAACCATTGGCTGCCAAATCAATATTTTTGGAAAATCCAGCCAATAAAGCACCAGCTCGGTCTGCCTCACCGCCCGACATTGCCAATGCGTTTTGGAGCCTTAAAACTGTATCAATGGCCAGGTCATTGGCCTCGGCCACTTTGGCCAATTGCTCGGCAAACTCCATCGATGCCTTGGTCATCTCATAAATACCAACTGCCGACAAAACCTCTGGCAAATATTCTTTTAACTCTTTAAGTGAATTTTTGGCTTCAGCAATACCTTTTTTAAACTCGGTAGTATCGAGTCCAAGTTGTGCGCCCAAACCAGCAATGATATTGGCCATTATTTACTTTCCAGCAATTCTTTGGGTATGTCTGGTTTGGTCATCAAAAATGTTAATAATCTCTGATTGGCCAATTCCTTTTTCTCTGCATCAGACAATGGTGGATACAAATAATCAAATGATCGATTAATTATATCCTCGAGTGTATAGGGACTTTTGCCCTTGGGCAACATCTTATTAAATTGGCCAGCTGTCAATGTCCCCAAAACCTCCAAAATGCCTCGATTGCCAATTAATCCATCGGCATACATCACCGAAATGTCGCTGAATGTTTCCTCGTCAATGTTGTCTGGGTCGGCCCCATGAGCTGTGATATACGCTTTGACCTGTCTGCGAACCGACCCAATTATTTTCCCCGACTTGAATATCCAGGTGAAATGACATTATTGATTTCATTGACCAAATCCATTTGGATGGAAAATGGGAATAATTCCTCGATGTCGGCATAAGTAATCGAGGCCATATCAAAGTCTTTGTTTTCTGGCACCAGCAGCCGTACCAGCTCAGTGATCCTATTTTCGGTCAAAACCTTGCCATTCGCCACTTCCTTCAAAGATCGGCCATTGACAATGATGTCATCGTCTTTGAATTCATATCCATCATCACCTTTGTGCTGCTCGGCCTCGACAGCCAATTTGTCGTAGATTTCTTTGACTTTGGCCTCATCCACGTTTTTGACTCGATCAAACATGGCCTCAGTTTCTGAAGTCAATGGCACTTTTACCCTGAATGTGTGGCCACCCATTTCAAAAGTGCGAGTCCTTAAATTGTCTTTTTTGTCGGTAAATTTTGCGCCAAATGCGTTTTCTAGATTGTTCATGTAGTTCCCATGTGTTTTGATTTGTATTTTATTAATGCGTTGCCAAGTGCTTCGCCAAGTGAATTGGTGACTTGAGAGGCATTTCTTTCAAGAGCTGGCCGAATGAATGGCATACCATTGCCTTTGCGCCATTTAGCTGTACCAAATTCAATTGCAATTGCCCTGGCATCACTGTGCATATTTTGCAATTGATTGTCTTTTTTGTAATTGTGAAATTTGTGGCTTAATAGCTTTTTTTCACCAGTATCTGGCACAAATTTATTGCCTGGTGCAACTGTGACTCGAGAAATCATCACCATGGTGGGTGTTGAATAAATTGATCGTTTATCTTTTGATGTTGGTTTTCTAGCCTCAACTTGCAATGATTGCAATAATTGACCAGTATCGACATTATCGTTATCAATTAAAAACTGTCTGGCTGCGTGTAATACTGGCACCATTGCTGCTCGACACGCACTTCTCAAAATATTATTGGCATCTTTTTCGCCAAAATCATCCGTGATCTGATTTAGCAAATCTTCAAATTCTTTGAATCCAGTCCATTGAAATTTGATATCGGTGGACATTTAATTTAGCTTTCCAATGATGATTTTCTTGAAAATCATACTGTTGAGCTGGATGACGTAATCAACCACCTCCTCTGGAGTCATCGAGTCAGCATGGTTTTTGGCAATATCAAACGCCAAATTGATGCCAGTAATTTTTTGTTGTGAAAAACCAAACCAGTCTTTTTTACCAGACTCGGCTTGGTTTATCAAATATCCCAAAAGATCATTATTGTTTTGTATTATTGACATTGTGTTTTATTCTGTTTTTGTTTCTATTGGTGTTTCAACAATTATTGGCCGAAATGGGTCATCCCCATTGGCCAAACATTTGGCAATTGCCTCATCAATATTTTCCACTTGATAAGTTTTGCCATTTGCAAATTGAACTGTAATCATGGTTTTGCCTGATTAAGTATTATTTGACCAGCCGTAGAGATTACCCCTGGGATGGACTGTGAATGTAACTTTTCCTTCAGACTTAGTGTTCATATCGATTTTGAATTCAGACACTCGGCCATTGAAAGCATAAGCCACTGTATTGGAGCCAGACACTGCTGCAATCACAAAAGTGCGATCAATCACGCCAGAATAGGCATCAGCTCGCATCAAAAGCAAACCAGCGTCTGATGGGTTCCATGCTGCCACAATCGTCATGGATGTGGGTTTTGATTGAGTTGGGATGATGTCTGACTGTCTTGATCCAGCCACTGCAAAATTGGCTGATGCGTCATCTTGGCCAAATGCTGGAATATCCTCGACCAATAACTCCTGTGCAGTTGAGCCAGTACCACCAGCTGAAGTGCCGATAATGCCAGCGACTTGGCCAGTCCATGTGGACAATTGAGTCAATGTCAATGCTGTGGGTGATGCTCCAGTTTGACACCAGAGTGACGCTGAAAAGCCTGGTAGAACTTGGTTTGGTAATGCCATGATTAAATCCTTTGAGAAAAATTAAACGAATTGTTTTGTTTTATCAACATGGGATGTCCATCCGACAATCCAAGATTATTTGGTTTAATTTTACATTGTCATCATAGGTATTGTATAGCATCGATATATCAATTTTCGACACAAAAATACCAGCAAATGACCCATTCACACCAAAAAATCCTGAGAATCCATGCAATGCCTGAAGAATCTGATTGGTCATGCTGAAACAATTATTCATATCTGAGGCAAAAACCGATGTCTGAAAAATGGGTGTGTCAATCCCTTTATTGGATTGAGTCGGCCCTGTATAGACTGGCTGGGGGACATTCCGCAGCTGCCAAACCAAAAACTGGGTTTGCTCTGCAAAATTCCTGTTGAAGTTTGCATACACTGGCACTGGTGAAACAGTGGCAGCCAGTTGATTTTGAATCGCCTGGGCATAGTTAAGAANATTTTGTTGTGTGGTCATANTGATGTCACTGGATCGTTNCNATAACAGACAAAAGTCACATTCATGCGATCATTCGACTCCAAAACATCCATAACCCGATAATCTTTGTTTCTCCAATTGATGGAATATTGATATTGATTCAATGAAACCGCCAATGTGTTTGGAGTGAAATTCAAGACAAAACGAACTTGCTTGGTATAGGCTCGATCATCCTTGGATGCAATCATTGAGTCTCTGACATCTTGCACCAATGCCCGAGTCTGAAATGCCAATGTGATGGTCGTTGTCTGCTGGCCGATGGAATCAATTCCAGCAGTCACTGTATTCACATTGATATTCTCGTATCGAGCAATGGCCATTTATAGCACCAAGGGTTTATAGGGTCTGAGCAATGCAGCAGCTCCCATTGGAATCTGTTTCAAATTGGTCGATGTGGTATCCGACCGATTATTGTATAAATGAGTCAGAATCATCAATCCAGCCTGTTGAATCACTGGATATGCTGCGTATGGGC